CGTCTCCCCGCTCTCGAACACCACCTCGAAACTCTCCGCGTTGCCCGCCAGCGCCTGCTGCTTCAGCCGCGCCTCCGCGCCCGAGCCCGTGAACACGCCCGATCCCGCAATGGACACAGACCGCACCCCCGCGCTCGGCAGCAATTCCCGCCAGCCCCCTGAGCCCTTGTGTGTCACCACCACCGGTTCGGCGTTGATCGCCAGCTGTGTCGTGCGCATCCCCGCCACCGTCGTGTACGCAACCGGCATCCCGCCATCGCCGATCTTCAGCAGAAAAGCGCTCCCCTTCTCGGCCGCCATCGCCGCCTCCTTTGTTGTGTGCTGTCTGGTTTCGATTTTTTGCAGGAGGGACTTGTCCCTCCTGCACCTCCCCTTCGCGATCGGGACGCACCCGGTCAGAACCGCGCGCCCCTCAAACCCGCTCCGTACGCGCCCGATACTCCGCCACGCCGTGGCGCACGCCGTCTTCCACGTCCGCAAAAACCCTTGAGGACAGGAACCGCAGGCTCACCAGCCGGTGGTCATCCAATTCTGCCGGCATGTGCTCCAGCGCGTCGTCCACCAGCGAAAGGAGGTCCTTGGCCTCCGCCATCCCCGCGTGAGCGGACCACACGTGCATGCTGAGGCGGTGGTCCCGGCCCGCGAACGCGACGGCTGACCAGTCCGTCTCCACCGCCTCGCCCACCGTCACGTAGGGGAGAGACTGGCCGGCCGGCACGTGGTCGAAAATGCCCGTCACCCGCGCCATCAGCGGCGCGTGCGCGGTCAGCGTTTCATAAAGGGCGCGCTGCACCGCCCGTCCCGCGCCGATCACAGCCCCCTCCTGCCGAAGCGCAGCAGGGCGCGCACCCGCTCGATGGCGGGGCGCAGGAACGGCCGCGCCGCCATGCGCCGCGTGCCGAACTCCAGGAATTTCGCATAGCCCGGGGCCGCCACCTGCGCGCCGTCCGGAGTCTCCTCCACCCGCAGCGCCGCGCCCAGCCGCCCCGGCGCAAGCGCGGCGGCCTCCGCCCGCAACCGCTCCGCCAGAGCCCGCGCCGCGCGCCGCCCCTGCCGCGCGCCCGCGTCTTTCAGCCGCTCCGAAAATCCGCTCATGACACCGTCTCCTCCCGCGCCTGCAGCAGCACCAGCTCGGGCCGCCCGTCCACATCCGCCAGCGCGGTGATGCCGAGCAGCCGGTTGCGCCACCGCACCCGCCAGCCCGGGTTCAGCCCCGGCGGCTTGCGCGCCACCAGCCGGTAGCGAATGGCGCGGGCGTGCTGCTGCGCCACCGTTTCCTCCTTCACCGCCACCATCTCGATCGCCGCCCAGCCGTTGGCGACGCGCCGCCAGCCGCGCGTCACACCGCCAAGGCCATCGTCCAGTCCGGTGAAGGCCTCGAACGTCACCCGCTCGCGCATGCGCCCCAGAAATTCGGCTCCGGTCATGCCAGCCTCCCCACGCGAAACGGCCGCCACAGCGCCGCCACCGCCAGCGGCGGGCCGGTGTCGTCCGGCCGGTCGCGGTGCGCGTACAGATGCGCCGCCAGCCGCAAGATCCCCTGGCGCAGCGCCTCGGGCACGCCGTTCCAGTCGCTGCCCATCCCCGCCCAGTAATCCACTTCCAGCGCGGCTCCCGCCGGCGGCAGGAACGTCATGCGCAGCAGCGTCTGGCCGCGAGCGTTCTCGGCAATGTCGAAATCCGGCAAGCCCAGTGCCGTGCGCGTGCCGTCCCGGCTCACCAGCGTCGCTGACATGATCTGCCGCAGCGGCATCTTGCCCAGCCGCACGCAGCGCCCCGCGCTCCACGGCACGCCGCTGTTCTGCGCCGCGTCGAACGGCTTGCGTTCAGAGTAGCGCGTCGCGATCAGCACCTGCCCGGTGAAGGCCTCGCACAGCTCCCGCGCCACCTTCAGGAAACCGGCCAGCCCCGCGTCCTCCTCCCCGCATTCGATGCGCAGGTAGGCCCGCGCCTCGGTCACGGACACCGGCTCCGACGCCGGTCCTTCCAGCCATGTCGTCGTCATCACCGCGCCTCCGTCCGAATGACGAGGGAGCGCACATCCACCCGCCCGTCGCTGCGGGTGACGGTGTTCGCCACCCGGTACAATCGGCCCGGCACGCCGCCTTCCAGCGTCACCGCCGTGCGTTCGTCTTCCCGGAAATCGGCTGCGGCCCGCAGCCCGCCGGTCTCCTCCGGCTCCACCGCCCACCGGCTTTGCGCAATGCTTGCGCCGTCCAGCGCCGCGCCCCAGTCAATGGCGTAATCCAGGCTTGCGCCCGGGTCCTTCAGGTATATCCCCACGGAAATTCCTCCCGCCCAGAGCCCATGAAAAAAGCCGCCCCGAAGGCGGCTCTGATTTCTGATTTTTCTGTCCGTTTGATTTTTTCGGGGACTACGCCGGGTCGTTGATCTCCACGTCCCAGCTGCCGAAATTCACGCTCGTGCCCTGCGTCAGGCTCTGCGGCGTGCAGGTGGTCACATACAGCAGGCGAGCCGCCCCCTCGTCCAGCAGCGCCACATGATCCGCCGTGCCGCTGGCGGTCACCGCCACGCCCAGCTTCTGCGCCACCGTCACCCGGCGGCCGGACGCCGCCCCGTTGCCGATGCTGAAATCCGCGGCGCTCATTGCCACTTCCGCCAGTTTCAGGCTGCCGTTGGCCGCACTGAAGCTGGCAGGCTCTGCCGAGCATGCCACCATCTTGGTCGTATGGCCGCGCACGATGCCAAGCGCACCGTCCAGCACATCGTCATGCACCCGTTTACCCATGCACTTCCTCCCCGGTTTATTTGAAAATCCGCCGCTCTCAGCAGCGCCCCACATCCATGTGCCGCTGATCCGGCGGCACGTGCCACGCATCATCCCGGCACCGGTCCCGCAGCGCGGCAAGCGACACCGCGCGCACCCGGTGCCGCAAAATGCCGTCCTGCGGCGCAAGGCCGTCTCCGCCCTCGCCCGGCCCCGGCTCCCCTCCCTCTCCCGGACCCTCGCCCTCTCCCGGCCCGCCTCCCGTCAGCAGCGGACTGCCGCTCGCCATGCCATGCACGCCGCGCGCGCCCTCGATCAGAAAGAACGGATGCGTTGCCGCATCCACGCTCACGCCGCTGCTGATCATGGTCAGCGGCATGTCTCCCGCCTCGGCCACCAGCCCGGTGCGGAACGAGCGGTAGAACAGCAGCTTCTCCGGCATGATCTGCATCGGCGAGGCCCCGTGCGACAGCCGCGCCGCCTCCTCGCTGGTCAGCCGGTGGCCCTGCCACACCGCCACCTCCGCCACCCAGCCATTGAAGGCGCTGAGGTTGGAAGCCTCCCGGCACAGCAGCACCACCTTGCCGCCCTGGGCCGGCAGGGCGGAGGCCGTGCTCGTTGAGGCAATGGCCGCAAGGCCGCCCTTCCACCACACCTCGTGCAGCTGCATCGCGCCGGAATGGCCCGTATTGTCCGCCGCCCCGCTGCCGCGCATCGAAAATGCCAGCGGGCTGAACACCGTGTCGGAGAGGCCCGAGACGATGGCGCGCCCCCGCCCGCCCTGGGTGAGCGAAGAGCCCCAGTTGGCCTCCACCCCTGATGCGGCCGAGATCACCACGTCGCTCACTTGGCTGGAGCCGCTCACCCCGCCGCCCAGATGCACGATGCAGCCGCGCGTCCGCTCGGCATTGATCAGGGTGAGCAGCCGCGCGCTCGTCGTGTCCGCGCCGCCGCTGCGGGCCCACAGGAAAACGGAAAGATCCGCCGTATCGTCATATTCTCCCGGCAGGGCGAAACTGCACCCTCCGGTCGCCATACCGCGCAGGGCCATGGTCCTGCCTCCTGCCGAATTGAGAAAAATCGGCAAGGGGGCGTCTCCGCCCCCTCGCGCCTGTCAGAAAAAACACCCTTAGCTGACGGAGAATTTCATCAGCTTGATCGCCTCGGAATTGACTACCGCACCGCCGATCCGCCGCGTTGCGTAGAAGTGCACGAACGGCTTGTTGGAATACGGATCCCTGAGGATCCGCGTGCCCGTGCGCTCGGCAATCACATAGCCGTGGGCAAAATTACCGAAGGCGATGGCGTAGCTGTCCGCCGCAATGTCCGGCATGTCCTGCGCCTCGATCACCGGATACCCCAGCAGCGTCGCCGGCTGCCCTTCGGCAAGCGAGGGACGCCACAGGAAATTCCCCTCCCCGTCCTTCAGCTTGCGAATGCGCGCCAGCGTTGCCGAGTTCATCAGGAACACCGCCCCCTGCCGGTAGGCCGGGCGCAGCGCATGCACCAGATCGATCAGCTT